TGCTCCGTTGTTAGCAACAACATCTCCACGGACGATTCCTGAAGCGATATCTTCTGGAGTTCCTGGGATTGTTGTCAAGCTGTATAGGTAATCCTGAATCAAGTTTGATCCTGATAGGAAGCGAAGCTGGTTGCGGCGCTGCTTGTAGCGACGTGGCATCTTCTTTAGTGCATCGTTAAATACACCCTTTGAAATTGTTGCTCCACCTGCATCTACAACGTGACCTTCGTCCTTTGCGATGTTAACGACACCCTTAAGTGCCTTCAATAGTGGATCAGAGCCTGTTCCAACTCCGTTAAGGACTAGATCCTCAACATCGTTTCCAACCTGTGTAGCCATCATACGTGCGATGTGGTCTTCAAGGTCTGCGCCCTCAATGCCGTCTTCTAGAGACTCTGAAGAGAGTTCCCAGTCAAGACGTAGCTTCTTGGTAGCAAGAGAAATCTTAGCGAATACAACGCTCTGATTTGCAGCTGTATCTGTAGCTTCAGTTGCAACCTTGAGAATTCTTTCGCCAACACCGATCTTGTCAATTTCTTGAATGTCAGAACGCATGCGAATGGTTCTGGCAAACTTTGTGACAACTGTTGCATCGAACATGTAGTCGATGAAACGGTTAGACTGTTCTGGCTTTAGCAAACCACCACGAGCTGAGTCAGCTGCGGATGTACCAAGGTCAGTAGTCGTAATTGCCTTTTCTAATAGTTCATTGCTCATTTTTATTTTCACCTCTCTCTTTATTTGGTCTTAGAGTTCATTGCGGACACCGAGGAATGTTCCGCCCCACTTGCTCTTATTAATGGGTTCATCTTTAGACCCGCCGAGGTCTGCTGACTTCTTGATTGCAGTATCTGATTCAACTGCATCAATTCTTTTCTCTGTTGCTACAAATCCCTCTTTGAGTGAATTGATAACCTCAGAAATCTCGTTGTACTTCTTGTCAAGCTCAGCAATCTTTGCATCTGATGCCTTAACAAGCTCTTCTACGCTTGTGCGTACTGTGTCAAGACCAGCTGCATTATCTGCTGCTGTCTTTGTGAATGATTCAGTGAAGAATGACTTGAGTTCGTCAATCTTCTTAGAAATATCAAGCTCTTCAACGGCGACTTCTTGAACATCTGCTGCTTTTTCAACAACAGTCTCTTCTTCTTTCGCCTCTGGAGCCTCTGCGACAGCTTCTGCTGCGTCAGCAGCTGGGGTCTCTTCAACCACAGCTTCTACTGATTCAACAGCCTCTGCCTGAAGTTCTGTATCTGTCACTTCTGTACCTCCTTCTTTGGCTGCGTTATTTATAACGTCGCCGCTAGATTCACGACGTTCTCCTGAAAAGTCTTCACCTTCAGAATTCTTTTTGATATATGAATCAACAATCATTTTGATTGATTCTGCTTTGTTAACATCATTGCTTTCTACCCAACCAATTGTTTCCATTTCGCAACCGCATGTTTCGCATGAGCATGATGATTCAGTTGATGTTAGTGCAATTGAATCTGTCTTGCACCAATAAATATTTTCTGGAACTACATCTGCTGCAATTCCCTTAATTACTGTTTTTCCATTTACTTTTTCAATTGAAAAAACATTTGCTAATTGATTAGCTGGATTATCTACTAGTGAAAGTTCTACAAGATCGTAGTCCTTAATTACTCTTACTGGTGTTTCTTCGCCGTCCGCTGACTTTGTAACTTCGACTTCAGAGTCGTTAATTGAACCGCCAATAGAAAAACCAGATAGAGTGCCATCCAATACTTTTTCCCAAGTATCTGGAGCACCCTTTGAAATATATGATGTGACATAAACACCCTGATAAACTTTTCCTTCATCTGGATTATAAAAGCTCTTTGGCTCAAATCCGACTACTTTACCAACAGCTAGTGGTTGGTGCATCTCTCTAAGATTTCCACGAAATCTCTTAAATGCATTTACGCTTGCATCTGCAAGAACTATATCCCCGTGGGAATCAACGTTGTCTAATGTTGCAAATCCAGAGACTGTTCTCTTTTTTGCATCGACTTTTGAAAAGGGGATATTAAGCTTTACGCTATTCCCGCTTGTTGACCAATTTGCTTTAGAAATTTCCATCGTGTTTAAATAATATCTCTTAGTAGATTAAAATGCAAGTATCTGTTTACTGGTTTTGACGCCCATCACCCTGGGCGTTTCTTCCTTCTCCAGAAATGTCTGGCTGATTAGACTGCCGTTGCTGATCTCTATTTCTATTGCCAGTTGCTTGAGTTGTTTGCTCTGCAGCCGCCTTAGCGTTAAGTTCAACTGGCTGGTCTCCACCAGGTATTCCTTGTAGTCCCATTCTAGCACGAATTTCATTAGGAACCACGACTTTCATGCGTAGATATCTCTCATCAATCTTAGACTGAGTATCTTCATCCGTAAGCGTAAGCTCATTAAACTTAAGAATAAAAATGTCTGTTTTTTCTGAAATGATCTTGCTAAGTCTTTTTTCAATATTCTTTTGAGCTGGACGACATACTTGCTCTTTAAATGTCTTATCTGCATCACGAGCATTTGCCAAGGATACTCCCTGTGGTGTTCCGACCTTGTTAATTGGAACTCTGTGAGAAATCAAAATTTCGTCTCTGTTGGCATTTCTATAGGTATTAAATGAAGAGTCCTGAATTCCATTTTCTACCGCCTCCATCTTAAACTCTACCTTAGAGTCTGGATTATCTGCTGGGAGCGGTATGTACAAGGACCTGTGATTCTTGCCCTTTAAACCTGTCTGGAAGAACTCTAGGAGCTTTCTTTCGGCATCATTAGACAACTTTGCACCCTTGACAGTAATAATATATCTAGGCACAGCTTTATTCTCAAAATAGTCTAGGTTGTATCTTGCAGCAAACTCGTTGCCTGTCATAGCGCTCTTGGAAGCTATAATATCTGGAACTCCATAGTATCCATTGGTTGGTGTGTAGTTTTTAAAGTGAATTATTTCATTTGGTCTAGCATCTGCAGTTACTGGATTCTGAGTCGTTGTATCTCCGTAGTTTCTAAAGTATACTGACTGATTACCAATAATCTGAACAAATCCGTCTCTGAGTCTGCGTACACGCATTGAGGCTGCTGGAACATGACCAATGTATCCAATCTCTCCCGTATTCTTTCTACCTATTTCTAAGTATCCATTGCCAGTTGTTTCATAGTCTTTCCAGACACGAGATAATGTTTCAACAAATGTTTCTTCTTCATTTGTTGCCTCTATCCACTCGTTTATTGAAATCTTCATTCTTTCGAGTTTTCTGCGAGCTTTTTCAAGGCTTTTCTCGTCATCAATGTCAGCCAGTCTTTCTTTTGTTGCTTCGCTCTCAACAAAGTCATAACCTAGGCCTACTATATTTGAAACCTTTGCATTAACTGCTGCATAGTGTGGCGCTGAAATTTCATAAATTTTTGCTAAGTAGTCTATGTTATATGGTGGCTGAACAACATCTAGGATGCTGTATCCAGTAATCATAAAAGGCTCAACAATTGCTGTTGATGCTACTCCGTCACCACGCAAAAACTTTGAGAAATCTGTTCTAGCTATTCTCTTTTTAAATGCAGTGCTTAGACCGTCTAGCTTCTTTGTTTTTTCTAGTGGTCTTGCAAACGGATCAGCGTATGACTCTTCATTCTTTGAAAAATCAGTTCCAATCTTAATATCAATTTCTTGAATATCGTTATCTTCTACAAACTCAGCGCCCATGAATTAACTTCCTCTGTAAATCTAGCCCCTCACCAATATCGTAAGGATCTGGTGTAAGTCCCAACTTCAATCTTGTCTCTTGAAGAGAATACTCTTCATCTGTAACTTTTCTTCTTCCAGCCAAAAATACTGGCCCACCCTCTTCAATTCCGTAAGACTTGGCTGCATCGGTTATTGCTTTAATGCTGTCCTTATCTCCTTGAGTTGCTGGGACAAGCATGTAGTGACCTTCGTCATCTCCAACCCACTTGCCGTCTGGCATTTCCCAGACATAGACCCCGTACTTGGTCTCTTGGACCTCTTTAACTCTTTTATTGTTCATAGTTACATTTTACCATTTTCTCTAGTATCAGGCGGAATATGTCTACCGCCATGGACAAATTACTGTGTTGAGTGTACTAATACGTCAACGTTAAAGCCATTATATGAATCTGAACCTACAGATATGGAATCTGAAGCAGATGCAATATATGGGTTATTAATTATGTTATTAAAATGTTTAGCAGCTAGACCAGAAGCATCATAGCTATAAATAGCAATATTAGAATAGTTACTATTTCCACCCAGCATTGTGCCAGTCTGTGTTTGATTAAAAAACAGATCAGCCTGCTTATTAGAAGAAAATGTTATCAAAACATGATACCAAATATCTATGTCAAATATGTCTGATATAGATGAAGATGTCTGATTTATACCATTTACGTAGAATGAGGAAATATTACTTTTTGTTACATTTCCAGCCGCACTCCAAGATACTCTTGAGTCGCTGCAATCAATTAGCGAAGTCTGACCTAAGCTCTTAGGCTTATACATAAATTCAACTGACCTTACATCTCCAGAGTTATACCTAAAACCTCCAGACAATGGGATTATGCCTTTGCTTGATGGGTAGTACAATACCGATGAATTTCTTTTACCTACTATAAAGTTATAGTCTGTTGTTATTTCTCCGCTTGAGTTATCTGATCCAATTGTTTTTGCCTCATAGCAGATAAATGATATACCAGAAAAAACAGGGTCATTTATATTTGTGTCAGAAGAAGCTAAAGTTACTTTATAATAAAAATAACCTCCAGCAAAATTAGGTACGTTAGAATTATTTACTGCTGGATAATACGTTACATCATCAAAGCTATACTCTAATGTAGTTCCTGCATTATTGAATAACCATTCAATTTGATTATGATTTTGATCTGCCACTGGAGGGAAGTAGTAGTAATCCTTTATGTATCCAGAGGTCTGACCACTAATTAACTTTACCTCTCTTGAATCAGTAATGTAAACATTAGAAAGCTCAGCAGTAGAAATATCTTTATTTACTCCATATATCATGGCATGAGATATAGGCTTTGTCTCTCTAGCCGCCTCAAAATATACTGGGTTATCCATTACTATGTTTCTATTAATATTATTAACTAATATTTTTTGCTCTAGTATTTCTCTTATATAATTTGCAGTTACCATTGATTTATATATTTCAATTTTGTCAAGTATGACAAAGCTTTGGGACACCTGTGAATCCATCTGAAGATCTATTGTAGACTTAAATTTAAAAGAGCTTGGAAGAACCTTAGACGACTTTAATTCACCATTTATATACATGGACATTTTGCCTTCTGAATACGAACCTATTATTGAGTAAGCCTCAGACATTGATGGTAGTTTATAATAAATTTTGTGTAAATAGTCAAGGGAATCTGTTATTGTAAATATTATATTTCCATCTTTTATTGAAAAACCAATACCTTGATTTACATCATATAGAAATTTTTGCTCTGTTAAAAAATTTTCTCCAAAATAAACGTGGAAAGAAAAGAAAAAATCTTCTTTCTCATAGCTATACTTTCCTACATCTATGTCACTTAAGGCAATAGATGCCTCTGGGGTAACTCTAATAGAGCTATAAGAGCTTGAGGTAAGTGGGGTTGTATACTTTAGTGGAGATAGGCTGTCTTTTATTGCACGGGCAGCAAACCCACATGGATTTGAGAATGTCTGGGCGGACTGATTAAATACAGCATCTAATATCTTCATATACCAATTATACCAGTACCATAAAGATTTGACCATTTTTTGGCATCATCTAAATCATTCAATAAAGGTTGACCTTTTATGTTCAAGCTTGTATTTAAAAGCACTGGGATTCCAGTTTTTTCATAGAATTTGTTTACAGTAGACCATAGCCCTGGGTTATCGTCTTTGCTGACGGTCTGAACCCTAGATGTGCCATCAACGTGTACTACCGATGGAATTATATCTGGCTTTAAACATTTTACTGTATATTGCATATATGGAGATTTAAAATTTATGTCAAACCATTCTGAGGCATACTCTTCTAAAACTACTGGGGCAAAAGGTCTGAATAGCTCTCTCTGCTTTATTAGATTTACCTTATCTTTTATATTTGGATCTCTCGGATCAGCCAATATACTTCTATTCCCTAAAGCCCTTGGACCAAACTCGGCTCTTC